CTGCAAGGAAGGCCATTCCCTTGGGATCCTTGGCAAGGACGCTGGTCAGATAGTCCTTCTGCTCCTGAGATCCCGAAAACGCATCAAGGACAGCCTGACCCCTTTGGATCTTGGAGTCGTAGGCCTCGCCCCACTCCTTCATCATGGTGGCCTTGGCCTCCTGCACCTCGTTGGTGAACTTTTCCCGGGCTGAGTTCAATCCTCCGATGAGGGATCCGGTGTATCTCTCCCAGAGCTTCTGGGCCTGTGCTGGAGTGGCGTTGATGTCTTTCATCATGCCTTGGAAGGTCGTCTTGTCGAATGCTGGGATCCCGAGATCCTTCGGCACATCGACATTGTTGAGCTTGTAGCCATCAGCAGTCTCGGGAACTCCAAGACGCTTGTGGACTTCAGCCCATGACCCGGTGTCCTTGTCGTCCTTCGGCCACATCACCTTGTCCTGCCCGAGCTTGGAAACCAGTTCCAAGTGGCCCTTGTGGGCATCCTCGGCGCTCTTGTATTTCTGGAGCGTTGGGTTGTTCTTGAGGTCAGGATTGCTCAGGGAGTTATACCACGGCTGATTCTGCTGTTGCTGTTGGCCAGAGGTGTCAGTGTTTTGCTGGCTCTGGGTATCAACTTGGTCTGTCATGATGAATTGCCTTTCTTATTGTTTGTAGACTTGGACGATTTGCTCTGCTGTGAGTCGGTGCATGTTGTGGATCGTGGAGACGAGTTCACGCCTCCCGGCTTGGATGGCTATCGATGCGGGATGCTCTGGGTTGTAGGTTGGCCGATACTTCCCCGAAGCGTCCTCGAAATACTCAATCAGGAGCAACCCCTCTTGAGTGTCGAACAGGCGCTCGACTGCCAGCTTCAAGCCCTTCGCTGTATCTAGGTCGATGTTCATACCATTGCCTGAGCCTCTCTGGCGTTCTTGCTGGCTTGGGTCGCATCGACTGCGATGGCCGCACCCTGACCCAGAAGCTCGGCCTCCTGAGCCTGTGCCTGTGCCTGAGATCTGCGCTCCCTGATGCCTTGGACTTCCTCGTCATCACGAAGGATCTGGACAGGCGCTCCTGTGATCCCGAAGGTCACATCGACAGCCTTGTCAGCATCGATCTTGTCGAGGACATCTGGTGTGAACTGAGCCATCTGTCCCACCATGACCATCGCATTCTGGAGGGCCTGTAGCTCCCCATTCCTCTGCGCTCTGGCAAGGGTCGAGATGTATTCGATCTCGTAGCGTGGGTTCTCACGGATCTCATCGGGTGGCTCGGGGAGCATACCCCTGCGTGACAGCAGTCCGATGGTGCGGTGCAGGGTCGGATCCAACACAGCAGACATGTAACGGCCCACGGCTGGCCCGAGTAGCGTCATCTTCTCGGCCACTCGCTCATACACCTCTGGGTTGTTCATCTGCTTCTTGACGTTCTGGAAGGCCAAGAACACATCGGTGAACATCACGGAGCGGATCCTCTGCATCCGGTATTCCATCATGTCCATCCCGACACCCGGGTTCCCGTAGTTCCCAATCGGGAAGATGTCGTCCTTGGTCAGGGCGTCCTTCTGGTAGTAGTTCGTCCCCCTCGGGTTGTAGTTGAACGGCATCAGGAAGGCGTTGTCAGGCAAGGCCACGGGAGGGTCTGTCTGCTTCATAGCGGCCCTCAGTTGCGTCTTTGCCATCGCATTGAGGACTCGCACATCTGGAGTGGCTTTCATGCAGGGGGAGTATCCCCAGACCACGTTGGCCCTCTTGTAGAACCTGTGGCACATCGCAGGAAGCTCATCGAACCCTCCACGCTCAATCTCGGTCTTATGGGCGTCATCGATCCACTGAGACAGCCAAGGCTTGTTCTTGCTGTCCATCGCCCGAGGGTTCCGCTCCCAATTCGGCCCGATGTAGAGGGTGTAGACATCCTTCTGGGAGTCGTTGCGGCTTTCCTTGTGGCGCTTCATCACGCTCTCATGCACCTTGTCCCCGAACCTCGTGACCGCCTGAGTCGCCGTGTATTCAAACTCAATGAAATACTCAATCACCCTGCCTCTGGCGTCCTCCACAATGCATGTGGACTTGATCGGCATGGAGTAGAACCGCACCGAGTCGAATGGGTCTTGGAACAGGATCGATGTCCCGTAGACCCCCGACTTCTTGAAGAAGTCAGGCTTGGTGTCGTAGTAGTTTGAGTTGTTCAGCGTGTGATTGACCTCGGCCTCAACGTCCTTCAGGTAATGCAGAACCTTCTTGGACTCCATCTGAAACGGATCCTTCGTCCTGAACGAGAACCACTTCGTAGCCGGGGGGGTCAGGTAGTTCATCAACCCAGACGCCAAGATGTCAGCCGCCTCAAGGGAGAAGCTGTCATACAGCTGGGTGATGCTCAACTCGCTCCCGGGTGTACTCTGCACGTTGATGTCGCATCCCTCAATGTCGAACAGGTCGTGCAGGGTCTGCCAGTAGCTCTCAAAGTTCATCCGCCCTGACTTGCACTCGCCCTTTTCCTTGAGTAGTTGGTCTGCTGATTTAGGCATTATTGCACCCCTGCTTTCTAGTTGCGGATCAGATGGTCTCCATAGTAACAGACCCACGACATGTGAAGAACTTCATCATCCTGTCGGCGTTGGTGTTGTGCATGAACGCCATGATCAGTTGGGTGATCCCCTGACCGATGCACCAGTTCTCTAGATGCTTCAGGAGCTTCACACCATGCGCCCGATGATCTGGGTGGACATACCACATGGTCTCGTGATACACGAGCTTGTCCGACATCACCTGCTTGTCAATGAACCCGCCCACGATGCCGATGACCTGACCGTCCTTGAGCATCAGGAAGGACGAGGGCGAGTGTGACTCAACGTAGTTCTCAATGTTCTCGTGGTCGAGCTTCAGCCCGAAGGAACTGAGCGACTCCTCGAAGAACTTCTCGACCAGCCCGTAGACTGGTGCGTTGTAGATGGGGTCGAATGGGATGATGTCAACCATCACTGGCCTGTCAGCGTCTTCCTGACCACGTTGGCCCTGCCGCTGATCCCGAGCGGGTCGGAAACCATTGTCTGGTTCCTCGCCACATCCTGACCCCTCGACCTCTTGGCGCTGGCGATCCCCTGCGTGATGTCCTCGGCGTCCTTGGCCGCTCTCTCCTTCGCTACATTGGCCTCATGCAACGCAGACTTCTGCGCCCTCTTGGCGATGTCGGCTGGCTTGTCCATCTCCTTCTTGGCGAAGTAACCAGCTGTGAGGTATGCCGCTGTGTATGCCGCCATGATGCCTCCTATGCGCCTGTGAGTGATTTTCTGATCGTGTCGGCCTTCTCGCTGAGACCGAGCGGATCCACGATGCTTGTCCTGTTCGACTGGATGGCGCTGGCCCTTTGCCTCTTGGCTTCAGCCGCCCTGTAGAGGATTTCCTCTTGTTCCTTCACGGACTTCTCCTTGGCCACATTGGCCTCGTGGAGAGACATCTTCTGGGCTTCCTTGGCCTTCTCAGCTGGAGCGTTCATCTTGTCCTTGACGAATTTGCCAGCGAAGAACATCGATGTGGTGGCGGCGGCCATGTTATTCCTCCTCACAAGCGCATAACGCTATCAAGGCGACTGCGAACATCCCGACAACTAGGAGGATCGTGACTGCCGTGTCGCTCATATCAAGTTGTCCTCTCGTGCGTAAGACTCTCGCACCTGTCTGTTCCTGCCGTGTCGTGAGGTATACATCGTGGCCTGTTCCTTCTTGACCCTGTCGATCTGCGTTGCCCCCATCATCAAAGCGTCAGCGTCATCAGGAGAGTTGTATTTCAACCCTCTGCGCCGAGCCGCCTCAATCAGTTGCTCTTTGGGGATTATGTATTTCCTCCCTGTGAGGTCATACCCATACTTGATCTCCTTAAGCTGGTCTACTATAAACTGCGACTTGAGCCTGAGCCAACCATTGCTCACGAGCCTCTCCAGCGTCAGGTAGCCGTAGGTGCGCCAGTTCTTGTATTTGTCCTTATCGATGTTGTCCACATGCCCACCCCTGAACTCCACGATGGGCTTCTTCTGGCCCCTGAGGATGTCCACCACGCCGCCCCCGAGGCCGTCACCATCGATGACTGCGTAGTCTGGGTTGTATGTGTGGATCATCTGCGCCATCTTGCCAGCGGTGTAGACGAGGTCTTGGTTCTTCCAGCGGTCGGTGAAGAACTCCTCCCAATGCTCTGGGCCACACTGGTGCAACACCACCACGGACGAGTAATTGTCCCCGAACCGGGCCACATCCCCGCCCATGATCACGCCCTGATACTTGGTCGAGTCGTGGGGGAATGTCC